GTACATTTGCGTGGAATTACTGGATCACCCAGTTCTAAGGCTTTGTATATTTCTTCAGTTGAATTGAAGGAAGCTATTGCAAAGTCGAAAACGAATTGGGTTGGAACATTTCCCTCGCATGTTAATGGAACTTTTCCTGTTGAGAAATATGAGAAGCAGGTAGTCATCAATCAAGATGTACACCCCAAATCTCCAGTTGCTTTTTTGCCAGTTGGCAGTAGGGTGGAGTATGTTGGTCAGAACAATCAACGTGCTACACATACTAAAAGTGATGTGATTGCTACTCCTATTTCTCCAATTGTTGAGAAGGTCACAGGTGTACCAAATGAGTATGGCGCACCACATTTCCATACTTGGAAAATGTGGCAAGAATCACTTGCCCATTCATCCAATCCAAGTGTGGGTATTGAACCTTCATTGATGGATATAGCAGTTCAGGATTATTGTAATGGATTAACAGAAGTTCTCTTGCAAGATACCTTTCAGGGTATGCTTGAGACAGATGTTCATCCATTGACAGATATGCAAGCATTGTGTGGTATTGATGGAAAACGATTCATCGATGCCATTCCTAAGGATACCTCCAAGGGATTTCCATTAACTGGACCTAAGAGGGATGCTATTACATTGCTTAATCGTGAGGATTATCCCGAATTTTCTTGTCCTGCTGTTGTAGATGAGGACATTCTACGAGAAGCAGAAAGCATGACGGAAAAATTGGCTAATGGTGAACGCTGTTATGCTATGTTTAAAGCATGTGTTAAGGATGAACCTACTAAATTGAATAAGGATAAGGTTAGGGTATTTCAGGCATGTGAATTTGCATTTCAATTAGTGATTCGCAAGTATTTCTTGCCAATTGCACGTTTACTATCATTATTTCCTATTGATTCTGAATGTGCAGTAGGCGTGAATGCACAAGGTCCTGAATGGGACCAACTTGCTAAGCACATGCGCAGATTCGGTGAAAACCGAATTTTAGCTGGAGATTATAATAAGTATGATCTCCGCATGCCATCGCAATTGATTTTAGCTGCCTTCTGGGTGCTAATTTCAATTGCAAAGTCTTGTGGTAGGTATTCTGCTCGCCACATTAGAGTCATGGAAGGTATTGCTACTGAAGTTGCTTATCCTTGCATGGCTTTTAATGGTGATATGGTAATACATTCCGGATCTAACCCATCTGGACAAAATCTTACTGTGTATGTGAATTGTATTGTAAATTCACTATTACTAAGATGTGCGTATTTCCATTTATGGCCTACACAAGACCCCCCCCGCCCCTTTCGGGATGTCGTCGCCATTAGTACTTATGGTGATGACGTAAAGGGATCAGTTCGTGAGGGATATGATTGGTTTAATCATATTTCTTTCTCAAAGTTTTTAGATGAGAGAGATATGGTATTTACCATGCCCGACAAAGAGTCAGAACCCACTGAGTATATGCC